AAAATTGAGAGCCAAGAACAATGGCTCGGCGAACGGACCAAAGATGTGACCAGCACCGAGGTGTCGGCACTGTTTGGATTGTCGCCATACAAGACCGAGTTCGAGCTGTACCACGAAAAGCGTGATGGGGTGGTCGTCAAGATCGAACCCAATCAGCGGATGAAGTGGGGCAACCGACTCGAATCAGCCATTGCCCACGGGGCAGCTGAAGACATGGGCTGGAAGATCGCCAAGCTCGATGTCTACATGCGAGACCTCAACGACCGCATGGGGTCCAGCTTTGACTTTGAGATCCTGTCAGGCGAGAACGGTCCCGGCATTCTCGAGATCAAGAATGTGGACTGGGTCCAGTACCAGAAGAATTGGATCGACGATGGCAACGGCAACATCGAGGCGCCTGAGCACATCGAGCTGCAGGTCCAGCATCAAATGGAGCTAAGTGGCTACAGCTGGTGCGCCATCGTGGCTTTGGTCGGAGGCAACGAGCAAAAGGTAGTCCTCCGAAATCGCGACAGGGAGATTGGCGCGAGCATTCGGTCCAAGATTTCCCAATTCTGGGAGCAGGTCGCATCAGGACGGGCACCTTCTGCCGACTACAGCAAGGACGCCGACTACATCATCAAGCAAATGCGAGCTTTCGCAAATGCAGATGAAGTGCTTGATGCCACCAATGATGTCCACATCAACGAGCTGCTCAAGCAATACCGCTGGGTGAGCAATGAGATCAGCGGCATGGAAGCCATCAAGGATTCCTACAAAGCCCAGCTGCTCGAGCGCATCGGCACCGCATCCAAAGTCTTGACTCAGTACGGCACGCTGTCCTGTGGCATGACCAAGGACTCACCCGGCACTCTGGTCACACCAGAGATGGTCGGCACCACCTACGGCGCCCGTAAGGGTTACCGCAATTTCCGTTTCACAGCCAAGAAGGAGCAATAAGATGAGCAACGAACTGACCCCCATGGAAGCAATGCGCGGCACGCTGGTAAAGATGCAGCCTGAGTTTGCAGCTGCACTGCCACCCCAGATCCCCGTCGAGAAGTTTATTCGCACCACGCTGACTGCCGTGCAGATGAACCCAGAGCTGCTTGGTGCAGACCGCCGCAGCCTGTTGGGCGCCTGCATGAAGGCAGCGCAGGATGGCTTGATGCTGGACGGTCGCGAGGCAGCACCCGTGATCTTCAGAACCAAAGAAGGTCCGAAGGTTCAGTACATGCCAATGGTCGGCGGCATCCTCAAGAAGATCCGCAACAGCGGCGAGCTGGCTTCAATCAGCGCGCATGTGGTCTACGACAAGGATCTGTTCAAGTACAGCTTGGGCGACAACGAGAACATCGAGCACACGCCTTCGCTCGACAGTGATCGCGGCAAGCCCATCGCAGCCTATGCGATTGCCAAGACCAAGGACGGCGCCATCTACCGCGAGGTGATGTCGGTCGGTGATATCGAAAAGGTCCGCAACGCCAGCCGCGCCAGCCAGTCAGGACCATGGGTCCAGTGGTGGGATGAGATGGCTCGCAAGACCGTGATCCGTCGAATCGCCAAGCGCCTGCCATCGAGCGCCGATGTGGACCAGATGCTCGAGAACGACAACGAAACCTATGTGCAGCAGTCGTCGCGTCAGACCATTGACATCACGCCTGCACCGGAGCCGTTGAGCAGACTCAAGGCATCAATGGGCGCCGTTGATCCTGAAACTGGCGAGGTGCCTGCACCTGCCGTGGAGGTTGCAGATGTCAACAATGCTGACCACTGAAGAGCTTGCTCGTCGTTGGAAGGTCGCCCAGAACACGCTGCGAAAGTGGCGTGTTGATGGGATCGGTCCAAGCTACATCAAGATGGGTGACGGCAAGAACGCCACCGTGCGTTACAAGCTGGAGGACATCGAATCCTATGAGGAGAGAAACTATGCGACTGTCAATCGCGCTCAGTAGTGCGGTGCTGTTGCTTGCCGGGTGTGCGAGCACCGGTGAGCAGGCGCCAGAGTACAAAAAGCAGGACATGGTCATCGACAAGTTTGTGCAGCCGATGAGCCGAAACGAAGTGATCCTCGCCGTGCGCGAGTGTGAGACCAATGGTCTGCGTGCAGTCGTGATCTACGGCAAGCGCAAGATCAATGGGTACACCACAGACATCGTCGTCGAGGTGACTTGCGCTCCGAAGTACTGACAGAAAAAAGCCCCGGGTTGTGACGCCCGGGGCAAACCTCTCAAGGAGACTTCATGGAGAACTACGAAATCATTTTACGCGAGCAAGCCCGGTAGGTACACGGTCTTGCCGTTTTCTTTTGTGGCTGTCATCGCCTGCTTCTTCAGGTTCGCAGGGTCATAGCTCACATGGACCCAGCCAGAGTCAGGCACGCCGCGAGTGTAGAACTCGAGGATCAGCTGCGTGAACTCTAGGTTCGCTTGAATCCACTCAGCCAGCTCATGGTTGGGCACGCCGGGGATCTCGATGTCAGCAGCCATGCCTTTGCAGTGGTCGCTGGTTTTGGAGCCGCCGACCTTGGCGTTGACTTCAGGATGACGGAAGCCGCTGTTGACCTTTACGCCTTTGCCGTAGTGGTCACGCACAGGCTGCAGCACTTTCTCAGCCAGCAGCTTCAGGCTTGCAATCTCAGCCTCGCCCGGGGTGTTGTCCATGTCATGGCGCAGTGCTGTCTCTGACTTGATCATCTCAGCCAGTGTGAAGTTTTGTGTGAGGTTCATTTCATCAGCCCTTTCAGCTCTTCGGTTTTGTCTTTACTGCCTTGGCTCGAGCCAAAGTAGTAGCTCAGGATCTGGGTCACTGCAGCAGACAGCACGCCCAAAATGTAGATCAGAATGTCCTTTGCGTTTTCCTTCACATCCACAAAGATGAGGATCGCAAACAGAATGAACGACAGCGCGACAACTCCAAGCGCAAGAACAGGCGTCACGATCTTGTTGATCGTTGGAGCGTGCTCGCTGGTGGCAATTGCCATTTCGCGGTTGCGTGCAGAGTCGCGGTCCTTGGCGTGCAGCTCCAGCTCTTTGATGTCAATTTCTTTGAGCTTGAGTTGCAGGTCAGGATTGCCTTGCAGAGCAGCTGTCACACCCTGAACAGTCTTGTCGTCAATGCCAAGCTTGTCTGCAATGAATTCCACAGCCAAACCACCAGCAGGACCGGCAACTGCGGTTGCAAGAGCAGGCGCTGCGGACTTGAGAATTCCTAAAAGATTGTCGAGCATCATTTGTCCTTTTTAGCCATGTAAGCATTCGCGCCAAAAAACGCGCCAAGAATCAGACTTGTCGATGGGAAATAAATTGCAGCCATGCTGCCGAGAATGTCTTGCGACTTATCCAAGTCAAGCAGATCAGCAGCAACTACAAACAAAGGATATGTCAACATTCCAATCAACACCCACCAAACCATTTTGCGCTGCTGATCACGCTGTGCGTCTGCGTCTTCAATTTCCAGCGTCTTGCGCCTCATCTCAAGCTGAAATTCTTCAGGGCTTAGAACGCCGTCGCCATTGGTGTCTGCGTTTTTAAATTCTTCGGTCATGCTTATCTCCCGAGTGGGTTTGTGGTTGCGCGCTTGAGTGAGTTCATCTCGTTCCTCAGTGCGCTTGAGGTCGACTCAATTTCCTGCTTGATGCCAAGCAATCGCGAGTTGGTCTCACGCGATGTCGACTCTGCAAGAACCTTTGCCTCGGTCGCTGTGACCGATACTGTTGCGACCTTCTCGGTCAGTTTGTTGGTGCTGTCGCTGAGGCTCAGGAATCGATCCTTGAACCCATTGCTCTCGATCTCGAGCTTCTGCACCTTGGCGCGCAGCTCGGCGTCATCGTAAGGCTTGTATCCCTCGACAGACTCAATCGCTGCCATAGCCCGATTGTAGAGGGTTACTCCATAGTATCCCCCCGAACCGAGCGCGCTGATCACCGCTAATAGCCCGGTGACCATCATCGTTGGCGATAAGGTCAAGGAAAAAGTCTTGCTGTCTTCGGTACTCATCTGGAACCCCCATTCGAATGTCCAATCCCGGTGGCAGCGCCTGCGGTTTCAGACCTGTTGAAATTGCCCCGATTGTCTCGAGGCGTTGCACGAGCCGTAGACCGCTTCCCAGTCCCTTGGGAGGGGTAGGCTCTGCCTTCGGCTCTTGCGATTGACTGGGCGCGTTTTGCGTCGATCCTGATGTGGTCTCCGTTGGTGTCGATGTGAGCGACTCCACCACCTGCTGCTGCTCGGTCGCGGTGGACGCTGGGGCAGTCGATACAGGGGGCGTGCTGGGGACCGCAGGTGCAATGACGCTGGCGGGGCTGACGGGACTCATGGGGTTGGTCGGGTTTGTGACCGACTTCACGCATGTGTTGCCAGACTCGACGAAGTCTCCCCACACCGGATCGCCATAGGGATTCGGGCAGGCTGAGGATCGTGTGCGCGTTATTGAGCCAGTGTAGCCATCCGCGCAGCTCAGGATTTCTGTTTGCGTGCGTGCTTGGCATGTTGGCGGGTTCGGCGTGCAGGTGTCTGAGTAGAGCTGCCAGTCGTGGACTGTTGTTCTTCCGTCTGTGCAGCTGACGGTTTCTTGCTTGTACTTTTTCGCGCCCGAGTAGTTGGCTGGGCAGCTTTCTGTTTTTTCGATGAAGCTTGAGGTGCAGGTGACCGGCGCTGGCGCTGGTGCTGTGTATCCTGAGCAGAAGAGGCTTTGCCAGCTTGGGGAATAGGCTCCGGGTGCACATGCCCAACAGTCTGAATTGGCGACGCAGTAGGACTGACCTTGCTGGTTGGTTGTGTAAGGCGTCGTGCAATAGCAAGCAGCGTTTTGAGCCAGCGCATCATTCGCTTTCAGTAGGAAGACGAAGCACAAAGCCGTCGCCATAAAGGCGCGTGAACCTAGACTTGTCCATTTCATACCAAGCTCCTCGCGCTGCGTTGCCGATAGCGCCACCAATAGGACATGGTGAACCGCTCATTTCCATTGCATCCCAGACCCTTTCATCCTGACAGAGAATTGCGACAGCAGTAACCTTCAAGCCCAAATCGTTGAGCACCTTCGAGAGCTTGATGCGCTCGCAGTTTTTGTCACTCACTACGGTGCCACCAGATACCCCGATCACGGTCGAAGATATCGCACCCGACACAGGGATCGCGCAGACATCTTGCGAGAACGCACTCATGCTTGGAGCAATCGCGCTTGGCACAGGCTGACCTTTGTAGTTGATCGTCGTGTCCTGCGCCATAGCCACAGCCATCGACGCGCCGATCATCAGACCGGCTAGAAACCAAAGCATGCGGCTGATGATCTTGGTCATGAGTGTCGCTCCATAAGTCGATCAAGTTTTGCGTCAAGTATCTCGAGCCGATTTAACACCCTATTGATGTCCGCGTGGACTTCAACCTTGGTGACATACTCTTTCGCAACTTCTTCTCGAGTACGGTTCAAAAGAATTTGAATGCGCTGAAGTTCCGCAGACTTCTCACGCAGCACCCACGAGACAATGCCAAACAGCAAAGTCAACACGATGTTCCATAAGACTGCCATCATGTCCATGCTTCACCTCAAACCGGCTTTGGATACTTAGCCTTCACAGCCAAGCAGTCAGCAATGTACTTGTCGATCTGCGCTTGGTCGCCCTTGACCACGCCGTCAATGTAGTCAGCCATCGGTGGGTACTCTGCGGCGCGTTTTTGTGCGTAGCTGAGTGCATCAAATTGATCTCGTGCAAATGCTGCGCGAATGGCTTCTGCCTCTGCGTCCGTAATCGGCACCAAACCCGGCTTAATGAATTTATCTTGCGAGCCATCGGCTTCATAAGCATAAATTTCGTTGGTGCTTTGGTCTTTGTAGTGTTTCATTATCGAAGCTCCGAAAAAGATGCGCTTCCACCGCCATCCGTTGACATTTCGAATTTATAAGTAGATCCATTTGGAACTGGAATAACCAGACCAACTGGCTTGCTATATCCAGTACCAGCAATTGCTGAGTTATGTCCAACAGTTGTGCCATCCACATAGGCGTACATGTAGGTATAGTTAGCGCCTGATCCCTCACGAAATGCAGCCGCAAAAATTGTGCGACCAGTTGTGTTGGTGTATGTAGTACCCATTGATCTACTAACACCTTGCCAAGTCTGCCCAACACCAACAGGCTTTGCTCCAGACTCCAAATCATTGGATGAAATTGAATTATCTGGGTACGACAAGGTCTTGCTTGATAGATCAAGCGTAGACGCTAGTTTTGCAGCAGTGATAGACCCCTCTGCAGGCACTGCATTGTCAAGGTTGTTCGCCGCGATGTCGCCGTTTGTGTCGACGATCACTCGAGCGAGGTTGCGTGCGTTGGACATGGTTACGCTCCTTCAGCCTGCTCGGCTTGTGCTCGTGCAGCAGCAGCGGCTTCTGCTTGAGCTTGGCGGTCAGCAGCAGTCAGCACCCAGCCATTCGCAAATGCCAAGTCGACCATCTCGTCCTTACTGCCGGGGATCTGGATGTTGTTGGCAAGGCACTGCTCGAAGCATATCTTTGCGATCTCATCGATGGCGATGCGGCAACGCTCGTGGACCGCGTTGTCGATCCAGTCTTGCTGTGAGAATGCAGCGAACGACAGTGCTTTGTCTTCGGCTACTGAGAGAGTGATTGTGTAGTTCATGATTTTTTCCTTTGAGTTAGCCAACGAGGAAGCCGCTAAATGTTGTGTGCCCAATGTATATGGTTGAGGTAAAACCAATTCTTGTTGAAACAGAAACAGCATCACCAGCCGAAAGACTTATGGCGGCGGTCATGTTCATTGTGTATGGACTTGCAGAGCCTTTATATTGAAGAAGATCTACATCAGGTCCGCCAATTTGGGCATCATTCACCAAAAAAACTAATGTTGCGATATCGCTGTTTAGATACGCAGAAATGTTGAATTGATACACACCAGAAACTGGAGCAGTAAATTTTGATGTGCTTGTGTTGTAGTGATTGCCTCGGTTGAAATGAGTAGATGCAAGTGGGATTGCAGTTGGGTTGTTAATTGTTGAGTTTGTGCCAGATGAACCAGTTGCTGAAAAAGCTGGCTGATACGGCATCGTGACGCGACCATCGCCATCAATCTTTACGCGAGATATGATGCCATCTGCGGAGATGGAGCCTGAGGAGTTCGGCTTGGTGCCGAGATGCAACTCACCTTCGTAGCTGCCGGTGCGTCGAGACCAAATTGCGGCGCCCCAGGTGTCGGCGTTTCTGAACAGAACACCAGCCCGAGAGTCTGTGGTGAAGCTGGTATTGGAAATTTGCTCGCCAACAATCGAGGTTGTGGAGTTGTTGGATACATTGATTCCAAGCTCTCCAGTCATCGTATCGCCAGCCTTGTTGACTGGCGTGTAGCCGATGTTGCTCACAGCCGCGCCTGACGCCAACTTGTTTGCGCTGACGGTGCCATCGATAATGTCGACGCCATTGATGTCTGCAACAGAGAATGTGCCAAACGCAACGATGTTGAGTTCGTCGTTCAATGCAGCAGCCGATCCGAGCACGATGCTGTCACCGCTCGTTGCGGTGTAGTCGGTCTGATCCAAGCGCACGCCGTTGAGGTACACATCAACGAAGCCTGCGTCATACGCCATCGTGTTGCCGTTGCTGTCAGATCCTGTGAAGGTCGTCTGCCCAGATGTGGCGATGTAGCGGAAGCGTCTGCTGGTACCGTTTACGCTCGAACCAGCAGGAACCCAGCCAGTGCTCGCATACACGAACATGGCGTTGCTCACGGTGTTGAAGTACAGGTCGCCAAGCTGCAGCGCGCTCGAGTCATTTCGAGTCGTTGGTGGCGTTGACTTTGGACCCTGATACACATCAGAGAAGTTCGTGATGTCCGCCACATTGGTAGCCACGGTCGTGACATCGGATGCAATGCCAGCGACAGTGGTGACATCAGAATCAATGCCTGCCACCGTGTTGATGTTGGTCGCATTGCCAGCCACCGCATTGATCGCGGTCGAGTCGGCAGCAACAGTGTTCACATCGGCAATGTCTGTCGCCACTGTGTTCACATCAGCAATGTTGTCGCCGACGGTCTGCACGCTGGTGATGTTGTCAGCCACGACAGCAATCTCAGAGACCGCTTCGTTTAAGTCGTTGGCAACGACAATGATCTCTGCGATGTCGCCAGCGGCTGTGTTGACCGATGCGATGTTGGTCGCAACAGTGTTGATGTTTGCAATGTCAGCAGCCACTGTGCCGATGTCTGTGGCGTCTGCAGCCACTGCACTCACATCGTCATCGATGGCAGCAACAGCAGTCACATCGCTTGAGATACCAGCCCCTGTGGTCACATTCGAAGCCATGCCTGCCACCGTGCTCACATCGTCGTCGACGCCTGCGACCGTGGTCACATTGGCTGCAATGTTCTCGACAGCCTGCACATCGCTGGAGATCCCAGCAACCGTGCTCACATCCGAGCTGATGCCAGCCACTGTGGTGACATTTGCTGCGATACCCGCAACAGTCGTGACATTTGTGCTGACGCCTGCGACCGTGTTGACATTCGCAATGTTTGTGCCGACCGTGTTCACATTCGTGATGTTGGTCGCAACCGTTTCGATTTCAGAAGTCGGCTCGTTCAGGTCATCCGCCACCGTGCTGATGTCAGCAATGCTTGCGGCTGCGATGTTCACATTTGAGATGGACCCGGCAACGGTAGAGACATCAGCGATGTCGTCTGCCACCGTGCTCACATCGGCGATATCACCGGCAACCGTGTTGACATTGGTGATTGCAGATGCAACCGTGTTGACATTGGAGATGTCGTCGGCGACCGTGTCCACATTGTCGATTGAGTCAGCCACATCGTTGACATCGTCGATGTTCGTTGCGACCGTGTCGATGTTGTCTGCGCTGTCCGCAATGCGAACGATATCCGCCACCAATGCGTCCGCATCAGCGGCGCTGGTGATCGGCAGCTTGGCAGTACGACCCATCTCTTCGTTGAGCTGCTGGGTCTGAATCGTCAGCTTATCCAGTGCGTCGGTGATAACCTCGGGATAGAAGCCACCTTGGTTGGTCAGGTCGGTCTCTTGAATGTATTCAAGCTTCGAGCTGATCACCATGTTGTAGCCAGAGGCAAGCGCGCTGGTGAGCGTGATCGAGCCTCCCGGGTTCGCGTTTTGATCCGCGTTGAGGGATACGGTAAAGTCGGTGGTCAGAGTCAGCGTGCTCTCGACATTGGTCGAGGTGTTGACTTTAACGACAAGCATGTCCGACGCCTCAAATACTTTGAAGGCGAATGGGAACGGACCTGTCGAACCAGACCCGACAAATGGTCCGGCGCGTCTGGTTTCGCTGGAGATCGTCATCTTGTGGACTCCTGATAGGTTATTTGAAGGCTAAAGGTACTCGGCATGATTACGGGCACCTCACTTGTTGACATCTTTTCCTGAAATCACGCCGCGAGCCACATCCATTGCGGACTCAGGTTGTGCTTTCCCTTGTGCCACATCAGCCGCATAGCCAAGCGGTTTGCCAAGCTGACCGAGCGGCAATCCGGTGATGAGACCCAAGGTGGTCAATGTGTCGCGTACAGCTTTCTTCCAGCTGCCGTCCTCTGCAATTGCCTTGTACACAGACACGGGCGAGCGTGCTGCAGTTTCCAGCGCAGAGACCGACGGGCTTGTTGAAATTCTGTCATCGTATGGCTTGTCGTTCCAAGCATTGAATGCAGCCA